CCTGAATATCTTGGAGGTACTGACCTTCAATACCTTTAAAGTACTGGTTGTATAGTTCTCGGTTCTCTCGCGCTATTTCAAGATTCGCGGCATCCGAGGCGGTCGGACCCTGATAGGAAACGTCTACTTCATCACCACCAAAACACATTATGTATGCTCCTTTTTCCATAGTTTATAACTATGGTCATCATCTGTCTCTAGCCAAACATGTCTATATTCACGGGCCACGCCCTGCGCGTGGGCTAAACCACCAACCAAAAAGGCTATCTGGTAAATCAACTGCTCTGCGGCTGTGCGCCAAACGAAAGAGTAAAGTCTTTCCTCCTCCGTATCTGAATCATACCATCGATCAGCACAATTAACCTGCACCAAGACCGAAGTTATAACTGGCATCAACCACACTGAGTGCTTGATATAAAAGGAATTTAACGGAATATTAACTAGCGTCGTAACTAGCAACGCAGTCATAGCATCGCTACGGGCGCGCATCTCACTACCGACGTCGGCCGAGATCTCGTCGTCGATAAAATCGTCGGCGATATGTTGGAGGCGGCCGAATTCCCTGATCAACTGGGCTGCAGATTCGTCGCCCTTCGTCCAGTGGATCAAGTATTCTTCATAGGCCGCCATATTTCATTTCCCTATCAGGCTGTAGATTACCGTCCACTGCCTGTCGAGTTGCCCGCTTAATCCCTTCTTGAAAGGTGTTAGCGTAGACCTGTGCTAATTGTGGATCAGACCAACCCTTAGCGGGCATGAACATTAAATAAGCCAAAGCACCGTTAACGATCTCGTCGTAGAAATCATCCAGAATCTGCCTGTCCATAGACGTAGCGCCAAGTGCCGGCTTCATAGATATACGAAACATAACAGAACATGGCTTATTAATATCATCTGGCAAGGGCTCTTCGCCTTCGCCGATTGTAGCTGGGTTCAGATAAGGTTCACTCTTATCAATAAAGACTGTAGGGGTGGGCCATAAACGGATCATGCCGGAGTTCATTTCGAGGAAATGAGATGGGAACCCCTTTCGAAGCAACCATTCTGCATCGCACTTAAACAACTGGCGCTCAGTGGTGGGCTTCAACGGTCTGCCTTCATAGGTAGCCCATTCGATCTGTACCCTGTCTGCCATGTCATAGGGCTCAAACTCGTACTCACAGTAAGAATTGGTCAGAGGCAGTGGATGCTGGGTTACTCTCCAGATACGAGACTTCTGACAGAGTTCACGCGCGGCACGCTCAAGGGCTTGAACCGCCATCATATTTGAGCACGTAGGCACTTGAGGCAGGACCCAAGGTAACAGGTCTTGAAACATCCTGTATCCTTCGTCCATTTGAGCTGTGTTAGTAGGCATAGTTAGGCCGCCGAAGTATTAGCTTGCGTTTGCTGTCCAAGAGAGGACAAGAACTGATCGTAGTACTGGTTCTTCAGATCGTTGTTCGGGCTAGAATCTGAGTCTTTAGCATACGCTCTGTACACCATGTAGTTAACTAGCGCAGGGATGTAATAATCTTTAAGCGTTATATAGTCACCAACGTCTTCTAATGTAGGCGGAATAACACCGATCAGGATTTCCACTGATCCGCGGTACAGCGGATCTACTGGCTGTGGAGGGTATACGTAGAAGTACTCTAGCGATGCTGTGTCGTAGACATAGTGCTGAACGACTTTATGGGGCTTATGCGTATGCCAGCCAGGGACTTGAGTATCAAGATCCATACGGTCAACAACTCTGACTGCAGAGTCGTAATAGCCATCAGTGTTTCGGATAACATCGAGCAGGCGTACTGTGTCGTCAGGTAATTCCTGCCGTGTGCCGGGCTCTAAAGGGAAATCCCTATGCTCTGAGTAAGCAGAGGGTAATAAATTAATGGTAGCTAGCTGGGCTTCATTGAGCCAGTCTAGTAATTCTGATTGAGACCAACGAACGTTATCCACATCCTGCAACAGGATATTTGCTTTCTGAATAAGATCCTGAGCTAGCGCGGCCATGTTGGCTCCTTAAGTAATAAAGGTGGCGGAGAGGGTTTTACTCCTCTCCACCGGTTCTCCCCAACACTTGAGAGAAGACTTACAGTGCTGACTGATCTTGCGTATTAGCAGCAATAGCAGCGCCCGCGCTGTCGGCGACATCGCCTTCAGCTCCGGAAATATAAAACTCTACCCAGCCGGCGGTGGTGATTTCAACACCATCGGTTTTTCCAGCGGTGAAGTCGGCTTGATCAAGAGCGGGGTCAATAGTACCCGCGCTACTGAAAATGCCGTCAACAGGTAGAGCCATAACATATGTGCCCAAAGGGAGATACAACGCTTTAACTTCGAAGTATCCGGTTTGAACACCGTAGTTTGCAGTATGAAGTGCAGTAGGCATTATAGTTCTCCTTAAGCTTTAATGTTAACGCGAACTACGCCGAAATCTTCATCAGCACCATCGTGATGACTGTAGAACTTAGGCTTCAAGAAGCCGCAGATCTTGTCGATCGCAATACCGTGTTGATTGTCGAAGTCGAAGTACTTCTCGGTCCAACCTGGATTACCAAGGTCAGCCATAGCGAGAGACTGTGCACCGCAGAACAGCATTGTGCAACCATTAACCGCTGGAATGCCTTCACCATTGAAGTCAGACGAGTTGGTTACTGTGTTGAACACAGGTACTGAGCGATACTCATGAATCATCAGACCGTCGATTTCCAGACCAGTATGACCTGTCCACAACTGGTTACTCTTTGCACGAGGCAAAGCGTTACGAGCAGCAGCTAGGTAATCAGGGTCCATCTTCAGCTTCGCCATCGCAGATGGAGACAAGAAGATATGGAACAGCTCTGTGCCACCATCGCCACGAACACCACGGATGTAGTGGTTCTTAGCATAAGCACGGAGTTCAACCATCATTTCCCAAGATGGGTAATCGATAGTTGCGTCGGTAATGTCACCAGCGGCTAGACCAGCAGTGGTCCAGTTCTGATGTCGCAAGGTGATACCTTTAGTGGTATATCCGTAGCCAACGCCTGCCAGAGTCTGGAAAGCTAGCTGATCAAGACGATCCGCCATCCAATAACCTAACTGATCACGAGAGTTCTCGCGGAAGTTAACGATTGAACGTTGATCTGCCATACGGCCGGTTGTGCGGTTAGCGTTACGCAACTGGTCAACACGAATTACGCGATCAAATGCTTTGATCTCTTCTTCGCGGCCTTCCAGAGTGTTATCGCCAGCTACACCATCACCTTCGATATCAGATATCAGGGTGATAACGGCACGTGCGCCTTTTTCAGATTGAGTGAGTTCGGTGATCCGCTGGATCATCGCGTTTGGGCCAGAACCAAGGAACTGGCTGATGAAAGCATTACGACGGGCAACACGCCATAGGTCTTTAGACCATACGGTTTTTTGTTCCGTGGTAAGCTCGGCAAAATTAGTTTGCATGAGATTGTCCTCTAAGCAATTAACACAGGTAGACATCAAGCGATGTCCGCTCTTTACGGTTTGACTGACCGGAAACAGATATAACACTGTGTTTAACGAGTGGTGAACTCGAGTCCCGTACCGTGAGACTAGGCTAATTGCTCAGAGTTTAAGAGATCTGGACTCTACAGACCGGCGACATCTGTGAATTACGCCCGTATAACAACTATAACACAAAAAAAATCCGGTGCAAGCACCGGATAAGATTGCAGTAAGGGGACTGCAGGGTTGGTCAGTCGCCACGTAAACGCCTAATCGTGGCTTCAGGAAGAGCATCAAAATCCTCTTCCGACATTTCATCTACACTTAGTGCTTGCTCACCATGGGCATTAGTGTTCTCACCTCGAAGCGTAGGGGGTTGTTTCTTTGCGGCATCAAGCTTTTTCTTAAGCGCTGCCTCTTCTTCTTCAGTTGATGCCACCTTTGTCTCATCTTTAACTTCTTCCTCCTGCTCCGGTTCTGGGGCAGCGTCGAGGCCGTTAATCGCTATGGTGATCTTCACTGCGCGTCGCAGTGCATCAGCCAAAGGTGTACCGGCGTTATAGAAAGCATCTCGATCTCGCAGAACATCTTGCAGCAGATCGTTGTTAAAGGTTTCGCTATCAGGGTCGAAGATAGGATATTCAGCCTGGAGCTCAGTAACTGTAGCGTCGAAAGCCATCTCAGCTTTAGTGTTCTGAGTAGCGTTTTCTTGTACTTCAGCCATAGACTGACGCATAAGAGCCATTTGCAGATCAGAGTGCTGATTACGGAGATCATTGGCTAGCTCTGTATTGCCTTTAAGAATCGCTTCGTGCTCATCCGCTACGAGCTTACGCATCTGAGTCTGAACTTCTTCTAAAGCTTTATCAGGCTCAACCCGATTAGCGTCGAGCTCTTGCCGCAACTGAGCATTCTCTACTTCCATTGCTTTACGACGATCAATCTCTTTAGTAAGCCTTACCTGCGGGACAGAATGGGGCTTTCTAGGCTCAGCCTCAGGATCAATTTCATCATCTAACTTAGCTTCAGGTTCTACCTTAGCTTCAGGATCAGCTTCAGGTTCTACCTTAGCTTCGGGTTCTACCTTAGCTTCTGGCTCTTTGCCAAGATCGGCAGCTATTTCCTCTTCGGTTGGGGCTGCTTCAGGGTCAGCCTCAGGATCGGATGTTTCACGTGGAACAAAGTCCGTATTGAGGCCTTGGTCGCCCCGATCTACATTTGTGGCATCCCAGTCATCAGGCATTACATCGCTTGAGTCTTCGGCGCGTTGTTCAAAAGTCTGTCCAGACATAATTAAATCCTCTTCAAAAGTGTTGGGTAGCAGTAAGTTTAGGAACTAGCTGGCGCACTGCTAGGCGCTGGCTTGTTTTGTGATCTCATTTCACTGGTCTTAATCCTGGTTGCGGCATCAAGCTGAGCAAGTAGCTTTTCAGCTTGCTCTTTCATATTCTGTATTTGAACCTTAGTCGCGTTGTCATCAACATTCATCTCGTCTTTAGCGATCATTTCAAGTTCCTTAAGCTGACGATTAGCTGCGCCACCACCTTCAAGATCCTGAGCTCTAGCCATATCAAGGGCAGAAGCAGTCTGTAGTTTCTCAACTTTAGCCTGCAACTCATCCAGATTAAGCGTTAGCTCTTTCATCTGGAGCTCTTGCATCTGTTGTGCCTGCGCCTGCTCTTCTGGGGTCATCTTGCCTTGACCATTAGCCTTGCGAATGCGCTCTGCCAGTTCATACTTCTGGCCAAGATTAGAATATTCGACCACGGTATCATCCGGAACGTTAACACCAATCTGGCGAAGCTGAAGAGCCTCTTCGAACTGTGTATCGTTGTAGATATCTTTAGCCGGCTGACTACTAACAACTACATCATACTTGCCAAGGGTAATGTTATTAACGATCTGGCCGCCAGCCATCTTCTGATTAATAACTAGTTTCTCGAACTCTTCAGAGCCGGGTTCACGATTCATAGAGTCGTTAGCAATGTAAAAGATTCGTTCTTCAGTATAGAACTGCTGAAACAAAATAAGGATTCGCTCGGCAACCATCTTGCGGGTCTTAGCTAAGTTGTCCAGAGGGATCTGCATCTGGACTTGACTACGAGCATTACGAGCATTGATGGCAACGCCAGACTGCTCACCAGTGTCCTGTTCCATCATAGGAGCGGTAACACCGGAGATCTCTTTGATGTTCATGGCCGCTTTCATACTTATGCGGTCAAGGCCTGCGGGAATAGCGTTGGGTTGTATTTTTTCTGGTGTGCCGATAGTCGGGTTAAACTCAATGACAGTACCAGTCTTAGACCCTCGGGTCTCTAATTCGTCGAGAGTCATGTTTAGCAGGGAGCCAGTTGGTACCATCCAGCCAGAGTTAGCCGTTGTATTAACAACGTGCAGTTCTTGGCTAGAGATCTTATTCAGTTGCTCTTGAGGCGATATAAGATTCTTAACCATCCCGAAGGGGCGCCCACGACGGAAATACGGGAAATACGGAATGATTGTGAAGAAGTCATACGGAGACCAGTCGTCGAAGAGTACGATTCTATCAGCAGTGACCGTCCATCTGATCCGTTGTACTTCGCGAGGTACGATTCCAAGTTTATAGGTTTGTGCGAATTTCTGTCTGCGTTCATCATCCCATGTCTCCGGACATTTCTTCATATCTCCATGCATCAGATCGACGAAAAAATCTACCGACTGTATAGTTCTATGCTGACGCTCAATGATTCTTACTGATCTAACTTTGCGAACTTCTGTCTCAGATACATAGCCATTCTCGATATCGCGGATCGAACCAGGAACAGTTTCAGTTGAACCGAACCGTGTTTCCCGAAAGTCGACTGAATCCATGCCATAATAGCGAGCTTGATTAACTGTATCTCTAACCTCATCTGCTTTTTTCTTTCCATAAGTCAGCTCAATCTCATCGAGGGTCTTCCACTTAGTCTTAAAGACTTCGGTCCATGACTCTGGATCATACTCTTTAGCATCAGGGTCAATCAGGATATCAACGGGATCTTCAACCTCAAGTTTGATCTCCCCTTGGATGTTCTCAGAGAAGTCTATGCGCAGATTAAAGAACCCGCGGTCTTGGATAAGGCCATCGGAGAAGGCCTGGCTTTCAAGATAATCGTAGTTAATATCTCCGGTAACGTGCTTATAGAGCCGGTTCAGGGTTTGTGCTGTTTCGTGGGATGCGGCGCGTTTAGGCTTGAACTGTACTTCTGACCGCTTTGTGGCTTGCTCACCCAAGACGGTGTTTATCGTGGGCAGAATAGTGTTTATTGTCAGAGCTGGACGCCCAGAACAGGATAGATCAGCGAGATCAGTCTCTTTCCACTGCTCGCCTTGGTAGAATTTGTTAAACTTTTGTGCTTGTTCGACCCAATCTAGATGGCCTGTGTCGCGTGCTCTTACATAACGTGCCCACTGATCGTCGGCTACCTTATGCTTTTCAATTCTCTTGCTTGCTGCGGCGGCCATACTATTCTCCCTCGGGGCACCAGGACAGACGTCCTTCGCTTACTGTATACATCCTATCATAACCGGCTTTGGAAAGCTGAGTGTAGAACCCAAGAGCAATGAATAGCAGAATCATTGCTGACAAAAACCACGAGCCTTTATTTCCCCACCTATATTTCATTCGTTATTACCCCAAGCTGAAGCAGCAATAACGTTACCAGTAACACCGGCGTAGACAATAGAGCATCTCCACCACCACATGTTCTCGTCGCGACACCCGTCATAGAGCTGTAAATCCGCATCTTTCTTAGTCCATTTCCCATGGAACTCTTCCCACTCAAGGCGCTGTTCTTTGGTGGCATCACGATATGCCCAGTAGATGTCATCATGCACAGCCGCGGGCTTATCTATCTTCCCATGGTCACTCAGGATAATATCAGGGATGATGGTCGGTATTGAGGCTCCATTGTTAATCGCCCCAGGCCGAGCCTCGAAGATCTGATGATTCTTTCTCTTCCAGCGATACCTTAAGCGCTTAGTCAGCTTATTCTCTTCTCCGTTCTTGTACCCTGGTTCACCAGGCTCAATCTTTACGCGGTGAAGTTTATCGAGGAAGGGCATGCTCTTTCTCCAGTTGATCGTCGAGACGTTCAATTCTTTTCTCTAGCTGTTTTTCTTTGGCTTTCTGCTCATTAGTTTCTACGCCTTGTAGACGCAAACGATAAAGTCGATCTTCAGCAATATCAATCTGTATATAAGTCATAGTCTCATTGAGCTTCTTAGACTGAGCTTCCATAGCCTCGGCAGTGGCGAAATAGGTAGTGGCAAACAGCCACCCGCCTATAACACCACCGACTAGTGTTCCAGTCTTTATGAGCTCATTGACGTTCATGGAGCTATGCCAAGCTCATTATTTGCCCCGTCTTCATTGTCATTAATGATGTTCGGACCGTCGGTATTGTTGTCTTGGTTAGATGTAGACTTATTACCAAAGCCAGTATTGATGTTCTTATCTATTCCGCCACTAACAGCTTGACCATGATCAGTTGCTAAAGTGCCAGAACCTATGTTGACCGCTGCTGAACCATTTACATCACCGCCTGTTCCGCCTTCGCCTGCTGTTGGATCATCGGATTTCTGCTGGTTCACGCTTACATTGCCAAACGAATCACCTTGGCCTGCAATAGCATTATCCATAGTCTGCATTGCTTTTGATATTACCCAAGCAGTCGGGACAGCAATTGCCAGGGCTAAACCTGTGCTTCCCCATTGTTTAGCCTGTATGCCCTCTTTCTCCATGTAAGAATCAACAGCCATAGCGACAGCTTGAGCACAGGTCATCGGGGGCTTCTTAAACGCGGCGATAACAAGGGCAGTTTGATTTGCCATTAACTTAATAGTCTCATGCTGAAAGGCTTCACTCAGGTATGTGTCTTGCGCGTCTGCCTTTAAAGCTAGTACCTGATCCGCCGACAGTGTAGGGACTGCGCTAACACCGAGATTGGCTAGTTTAGCTTGTCGCTTTCTCTCCATCCCTGTTTCACAAGCAGCGATGGCTGGAGCCATAGCGTTCATTACCATAGCGTCTTCGGAGGTTTTTGTAGAGGTCTTCTTTATCAGAATCTTTCCTGTAGCGTCGTACTCCTCTACTTCAGACTTACTGGCGGTATTACATCCTGTCATGACCAGTAGTGTCGCTATGACTAATAATTTGATTAC